CGTTCGCGTCGAAGCCGATCGCGTCCGTCATCTCGGGATCTGCGAGCGTGTAGCCCCAGCCCTTGAAGTAGCCGGCCGCGCGGGTGACGCCGGGGGACCCGAAGATCACGTTGGCCGCCAGGTCCTGGACGGTGTCGATCTTCATCAGCAGCCGGGGCGTGCCGGTCGCCTCGTCGTGCACGATGCGCACGCGCCCCCAGCCCTCGGCCAGGTCGGCCACCAGGTCGCCCAGCTTCTCCATCCGGGCCTTGCGCGTCGTCGTCCCGCCGCGCCCCAGGGACGAGGGCAGGGCGAGCTGCGTGTGCCGGCGGGAGGTGACCAGGGCGGCCGGCCCGAGGTTGTCCGCGGTGTAGCCCAGGATCAGTGCCTCACGGGCGCCGGTGCGGGTGTCGTACGCGGTGGAGAACGTGGACGGCGTCGAGGTGATGGCGTGGGCCGGGTCCGGGTAGCACAGCCGCGTCCACAGGTCGCGGGTGTCCTCGACGAACCCGATGGTCATCGTGTCCTGCAGGCGCCCCTCGCTGTCGTACTCGGCGCGGCGGTCGAAGGTACGCGCCTGCCCTGAGGCGACCTGGTAGTCGCCGTCGTGCAGGATGCAGCCGCTGCCGGGAGTGAACACCCGGAGCACGGACGAGGGTCCCTCGAGCACCCACGTGGAGGGCTGGTTGTACCGCTCGACGAGCTCGAGTTCGGTCCAGCCCGCGAGGCGGTGGAGCGTCCGGCCGAGGTCAGGGTTGCGGGGCGTGATGCGCCAGGTCACCAGAGCCCCCTGTGCAGTCCGCGCCACGTCATCCGCAACCGCGTCGCCGAGGTGGCGTCCGGAATCGTGGCCGTGATCTTGGTGGTGCCCTTGCCGAACGGGGCGGAGCGGGACCCGAGGGCCACGCGGCCGGCCGCGAGGAGGCCGTTGACGCGCACACTCGGACGGCGCGGGTCGGTGACGATCCGCATGGTCTCGTCCGAGCCCAGGCCGAGCGGGACCTCGATGCGCAGACCGTTGTCGCCGACCAGCAGCACCGATTCGCCGGGGCCCACGATCTCGATCGTGGGGAAGACCGGCACCGCCGACAGGAGGTTGACGGGGGTCTCGCCAGAGAGCACCTCGGAGGCGGTGATCGCCAGCGTGCCCCAGGGGCGGCTCGTGCCTGGGCTGCCCGAGAGGAACGGTCGGGGCGTGGACACCAGTCGGAACTCGGCCGTCTCCTCCTCGGGCTCCTGGGCGAACGGCATGGCGGCCACCAGGTCCAGGACCCGGTTCTGCCGTACCTGCGACGGCTGGCCGTCGTCCTCCAGACCGCCGCGGTAGGTCAGGTCCAGGTGCCGCACACCGTTCGGGGACGCGGCCACGAGCCGGAAGTTCCCCTCGGGGCCGACGCCGTTGGTCGGGTCGGTGATGTCGCGCAGCCGTTGGATCGCGCCCCAGGTCTCCACCCAGTTGCGGCCGCCGATCGTCACGGGCAGGAGCACGTCGCGCTCCGTGGTGTAGACGTCCTCCACGGTGGCCCCGGCCATGCCCGGCGAGGTGCCCATGAGCACCTCCACCGGTGGCACGCCGAGGCCCGTAGCATTCGCCCGCCACCGGACCGGGCCGCTGGACAGGTCGACGCGCTGCGACCCGTCCAGCGACTCCAGCCACATCACCACGTCGGGTGTACGGACCGGGGTGACGACCGGCGGCCGGACCGAAGCCAGGACGTAGAAGGTCACGTGATACCTCCTAGCTCGCCAGGTTGTCGAGCAGCTCGGTGCGGCGCTGGGCCCGTGCGACCGCCCGGACCGCCGCGTCACCGCCGTAGTTGTAGACGTTCGCGTTGTACGTCTTGGACGACGGGGCGGCGTTCCCGCCAGACGCCAGGAGCGCTGCCGTCTGGCCCGCGGGGATGACCGTGCCGACCTGGGAGAACCGCACGAGCTCCGGCCCCTCCTCGCCGACGAGGTACGTCTCCCCGGGCTGGACAGGCCCGCCGGATGCGCGCGCCGTGGCGCCGAGGTTGCCCCCCACGTTCACCGCGACGACCCGCCCGGACATATCCCGGATGAAGGCCTCCACCGCGCTGCGCGCACGCGACGTGTCCGCCACCACCTCGGTGCTGACCTTCTTGGGGATCAGCCCGTACTGGTCGGCCAGCGCCTTGGCCTCCGCCTTGGTGGCACCCATGGCCGTGACCTGGTCGATGAACGCCGCGCGCGCCGAGGAGACCCGGCCACGGAGGTCGGACTGCGACTCGCCGGCCGCGGCGGCTGCCGTGACCTGCTCGTACAGCCGGTCCTTGACCGAGCGGAACTGCGCGTCCAGCCGCTTGCCCGCCGCGGTCGAGGTGTCCAGGCGCCCGTTCAGCACCCGGATCGACAGCTGCGAGCCGTCGGCCGCGTACCCGACGCCGGCAATCCCGTCGGCGAGCCGGTTCGTGGCGTCAGACAGGGCGGCGTTGTTGATCAGGCCAGAGCCCAGGTCGTTCAGCTTCTCCTGAGCGGGGTCCAGGCCGTTCTCGATCAAGTTGGTCCGGATCGCGTCGGCCGTGACCTCGGTGCCCTCGTCGAACGCGGCAAACGACTCCTCGGCCTTCTCGCGGATCTTGTCGAACTCGTCGGCCGCGCCCCCCAGATCCACGAACGGGATGGAGTCCAGACCGTCAATCACGGCCCCGATCAGCTCAAGCACCGCGGGACCCGTGGAGGCAACGAAGTCACCGAACCCCTCGGTGCCCGCTGCGGCGCCCTCGGCGAGCGCGCGACCAAAGTCGATCGCGCCGTTGGCTGCGTCGAACAGGAACTGGACGACGGCTTCACGGTTCTGGTTGACGAACTCGGCGAACCCCTCGATCTGGGGTGCAAATGCCTCGGCCAATGCGCCCTTGATACCGTCGCCGGCGAGCTCGATGCTGCGCTGAGCGGTGGCGATCTTGCCCGCGGTATTGTCGCCGAGGGTGGCCAGCGCGCGCTCAGCGGCGCCATCCAGGTCGCGGAACTTGCCCGCGGCAGTGTCGAGGTCCATGGCGAACAGGGCCTCGCCCAGGTCCTCGGCCTGGGTGCCGAACAGGGCCACGGCGGCCGTGTTCCGCTTGACCGGGTCCTCGATCTCGCGCAGAGCGTCGAGGGTCTCGCCGAGCGCCCTGGTGGCGTCGGGGCCGCCCTTGGAGATCCGCTCGGACATCTCTTCCGCGGAGAGCCCGATGGCCTCGAACCCTTCGGAGGTGAGCTCGGAGTCGTCGATCGCGCGGATCGAGAACTCCTTGAGCGCGTCCGCCGCGACGTCCGTGTCCCGGGCACCGGCCTGGACCGCCTGCGACAGGAGGCCGAGCGCTTCGGGACCCTCCAGTCCCAGCTTGCGGAACTGGGTGCCGTACTCGTTGATCGTGTCCAGCCAGTCCTCGGAGACGTTCAACCCCGCCTGCTGGCCCTTGACGATGATGTCGAACGCTTCTGAGGCGTCCTTCGCCAGGCCTGTACGCAGGAGCTGCTGCGCGGCGCGGGTTACGGCGGGGATCTCCTCCCCGAGGATGTCCGCGACGCCCGACAGGGACTGGATGACCTGCTGCGCGTCGCGCTGGGTCGCCTCGGGGTCGAGCAGGCCGGACTGCACGGCGATCCGCGCGGTCTCCATGTTCGACTCGACAGAGTCGCCGAAGTTGCCCGCGTAGGCCTCGCCCGCAGCGGCACCGAGACGCGCCACGGTGGCCTCGTCCATGCCCGTGGCGGCAGCGAGTCGATCGGCCCGCACCTCGACGGCCAGGCCGTCCTGGAAGCCCTGCACGACGGCGTCGCCGGCGGCCTTCGCGATGCCGACCAGGGCGCCCGCGATCGGGATGGTCGCCAGGGCGCCGACGATGCCCGCAGCCATGCTCTTGCCGGATCGCCCACCGCCATCTGCCCCTGCCCTGTCGGCCTTGTCGGCGAGACCGTCGAGCGCGTCCTCGGCGGGCGACACGTCGGCGTCGACCTCGAGCTCCGGGTTTAGGCCCTCGATGCTCCGCGCGGCGGTCTCGACACGGTCCTGGCCCGCCAGGACATCGGTGACGTTCGCGGCGACCTCGACCGTGGGCCGAGCGCCCTCGAGCTGCTTGTTTCGGGTCTCGACCCGGTCCGCTGCCTGCTCGAAGTCCTTGATGTCGCCGGTGAACCGTGACTCCAGCTCGGACACCACAAGCGCCATGCCGTCACCCCCCGAGGGTCTTGCGCAGCCTGGACTCCGGCTCGGCCAGGAGCCGGAGGATCAGTCCCCGCAGGGACGGCCAGGGCTGCTCGAATATCTGGGCGGGCGGCAGGTGGTAGATCGCCGCGAGGTCGGCTACGACGAGGTGCCAGTGCGTGAGGATGTCCCACCAGTCGACGGCTCGACCTGGGCCTTGGCCGCCGGCTTGGGCGACGCGTTCCGGCGGGGCTTCGTACCGCTCGTAGAGGCCCGTTTCCGGGTCGTACTTGCCGCGCCCGACTTCGTCCCAGTCGTCGAGCGTCTGGAGGGCGCCTTCGCTTTTGGGCCCTTCTCACCGGCCGCCGACGCGTCGATGTACCGTTGCGCCGCCGCCTCACCCTGGACCCAGGCGACCAGGGCCACGGTGACGATGTGGTTGCGCACGGGAATCGGGACGTCATCGGCGGCGAGCCGTGCCGCAGCCTCGGCCCCCAGGATCACGACGTCGGCGCCCTCACCGTCGAGCACCTCGGCGATGGCCGCCTCGCGCTCCTCGCCCGTCGGCTTTCCGTACGCCGCGAGCAGCGCCGCGCACCGCAGACTGCGGGCCGGACCAGGCGCAGGGAAGACGTACTCCTCCCCGCGCCAGGGCAGCGTGATCGAGTCCTTGGCCTCGACGGCCTCGAGGTGCTCGGTCAGGCCGGAGAGCTCCATCAGTCCTCCGCGCCGCGGCCAGCGAACGGGTTGGACGCCAGGCGCGTGGCCGGGCCCTTGCCGGTCAGGGTGACGGCCCAGCGCTCGAGCGAGCCGTCGTCCACGGGGGCGATGGCCACGGTGGCCTCGCCCTCCCAGGCGCCCTTGGGGTCGCCGACGTTGCCGGTCGCGGGTGCGTGGTAGAACCGCACCCGCACGACGGCGTCCGAGCCGATCGCGTCGCCCTGCGCGGCGTCGAGGATCGCGTACTCGTCCACGAGGCCCTGGGTGGCCTTGACGCGGGCGGGGATGACGCGGAACGCCAGGGTCCAGTTCCACGCCGAGACGTCGGAGTTGGTGGAGCCGAGGTCGTCGTTGGTCTGCGCGTTGTCGAGCACCGGCGTGAAGGTCTTCACGACCTGGTCGGCGCGGCGGATCGTGATGAACCAGCCGTCCGGGTCCTCTCCGTTGTCGACGGTCGGGTCCCAGATGTCGATGAGGTGCTCGTACCGGCGGGCGTACTCGGCGGTGTCGGGCAGGGTGGAGTCGTAAACCATGGGGATCAGCCCTCCGGGGTGACTAGGTAGTTCAAGGTCAGCTCGGTGCGGCGGTTGCCATCTGCGCCGAGAGGAAGCGGGCCGGATGCCCACTCGGACGAGAGCCCCTGCGTGGGGGGCATGCGGGCCAGCACGGCATCCACCGCGTCGGCGAGGTCGTCGGCCGACTTGGTGTCGCCCGGCTTGCCGCGCACCCGGATCTGCACCAGTCGCCGGCCGCGGTGGTCGTCGTTCGTCAGGGGGCCTGTGCCGCCATAGCGAGTGATGCCGATCGCGCGGTCCGGGGTCGTGCCGATCGGGCCGTAGAAGATGCCGACCACGTTCGTCGGGTACTTCACAGCCGGATCCGGGTTCCACTGACCCACACCGCGGGCCGCGAGGATCTCGGCCAGGGCGACAATCACCTCGGAGCCCTTCAACGGATCACCCCCTGGTTTCCTAGGCGCGCGCACGCGCGGGTGCGACCATGCGGACATGGACATTCAGTGGAGGTCGCCGCGGGTCATCGGCGCGGCCGTCGCCCTCGTCGTGCTCGTGGTCGCGATCAGCCAGGGCATGTTCTGGTCCTGGGAGGCCGTGCAGTACCTCGAGTGGGGAGCTGTCGCCGTGCTGGTCCTGGTCGGCGCAGCGGCCGTGAAGTACCTGCTGCAGCGCAAGCGGGACTAACCGAGCCGACGCCGAATCGCGGCGGCCATGATCTGCTCGACCTCCGCGCGGGAGTCGAGAGTGGCCTTCTCGAGGAACTTCGCCTGCCCCACGGGGTGTCGGGCCGTGAGGTCCTCGTGGACGTAGATGGCGTAGGACACGTCGTTGACGACGGCCGACTCCAGATCTTCCGGCGTGGCCGGGTCCACGGTGTGCCCGCTGCGCAGATCGCCGTACTCGAACGGCGTGAGCGGCACGGCCACGGCGCGCACACGCTCGGCGGCCAAGGTCAGGCCCTCCGCCGCACCCTCACGTACCAGGGCGGTGAGCTGCGCAGCCGACATGCCAGGCATAGCGCCTCCTACTCCAGCGCCAGGTCGACGCCGTCGAGGTCGGGGTCGCCGGTGGCGGGCGTGCTGGTCGTGATGACCCGCCGCTCACCGGTCTCGCCCGGCAGCTGCACCAGGGACCCGGGAGGGGCCACGGTGTTGGCCGGGGCATAGACGGTCGCCGTGGAGACCACCTCGACGCCGCTCGGGTCGCGCACCAGCCGCGAGGACTGGTCCACGAGGGCCAGGACGGTCACGGCGTTCGCGTGGACGTCGCCCATGCCGCCCGAGCCGGTCAGGGCCCGGACCTGCACGGTCTGGTTCTCCCAGTCGGCGAAGACGCTCATCCGTAGACCCCGATGCCGGGCCAGATGGGCAGGTTGCGCAGGTATCCCAGCGCCTCCTGTGACAGGCCGGAGGCAGCACGGGACCGGTCGGCCGCTGCCTGCTCGGCGCCGGCGTAGGACACGGACCGAGGGCCCATGCTCTTTGCCGAAACGATGCCCGGCGAGGTGTCTACCTTGGTGGGGTCGATGCCGGACTCTGCCCACATCGCGACCTGGGCGCACACAGCGTCGCGGAACGCCTCGGCGACCTTCGTGTCCGTGGGCAGGTCGTCGCTGCCCGTGGTGTACACGGCCGAGCGCGTGGCGGCCAGGACCATCCCAGACGCGCGGGCGATCA